CTGTGCTTTGAGTCGCTTCAATGAGGCTACAAGATCGTCGTAAGACTGCACCCGATCAAGCGAAGCCTTTATGTTCTCAAAGCGATCACCTTCCTTGTTCGACACGTTACCGACGCCGGCCCCAGTGGTGGATGCTTGACGAAGTTCGGTCAACCCCTGAACGAATGCGAGGTTCTTCAGTTGGTTGATGTCGGCCACTGCGAGGCGAGCCTCGTTTGTCACAGCGGGAACCATCTCTCGACCAAGGATGAAACCAGTGGCCTGGTTCAAACCACTCTTGTTCTTGAGAAGTCGGTCAATGGTCTCCTCAATGGTCGACATCGTGGACGTAACAGATCGCACAGATTGTCTGGCTTGCGGGAACGTCGCTTCGCGGCGCTGGATCTCTTTGGGCGACAACCCTTCCAACCCTTCGGCTGGAGTCATACGTCGCTCAATAGCTTCCTGCTCCGAAACCATGACGATCTTGCCCGTATCGGGGTCGACCACCTTGACAGCCTTGCCGGGCTTGGCAGGTTTTTCAGCAGTGGGTGCGCCACCACCGCGGCCAACCGAAACAGGGGGTGTGGGTGGTGCGGGAGGGGTCAAGAATTCACGGGTTCCGGGCATGAACACCGAGCTTTCACGCCCAACCACGATGGGTTTCTCTTGCTCCGGGTACAGCGGCTTACCCGTGTTCTTGAGGTAGTTGCGCGCCGACTCCGCGACCTTGCTGAACTCAGGCCCCGCCATTGAAAGCGTGCCGTCGATCATCCTCGCCGCCTCAAGGGGATTGATCTCGGCGATCTGAAGTGCGATCTGGAGTGCTTGCTTCTGAGCGGGGTCTTTCTCCGCCTCAATCATTGTCTGCATGCGTCGAATGCCGACTTGAGGGTTGGACCCCAGCGCAACAATCAGACTGCCCGAGTTGCGAGCCTGGTTTGCGCGCTGCTCGGTGCTCAGACTCTCATAGGCACGAGCCATGTGCGCCCGGGTGGCCTCACTCTGCGTGAGTTCCATCAGTCGGAACCGCTGCGCTTGGGTCATGTCCTCCAGCGGAACTTCTTGAAGACGTGCGAGTTCCGCAGCCTTGGCAGCATCCTGCTCGGCCTTCTGCCGCGCCGCAGCCATCTCGGCCTGCATCTGCTGCGCCTCCATGGCCCGCTGCTGCCGCGCAGCCTGCACCTGCTCCATCTGCAGGCCCAGCTTCATCCCCCTCGTCAGACTCTCGAAGGGATCGGCGACGGGGATGGTGTAGTTGATCGGCTGAACCATGTCACGCCTCCGGAATCATGGATAGGTCGGGAAACCGGGACCGATTTCCAAACCAGCCGGGAAATCTACGTTTGTGGGTGGGGGTGTTCCACCGAACAGATTGTTGAATCCCGGGATGCCGAACTCACCAGTCCTCGCGTAGTTCAAGCCCGCCAGTTGCATCGGCAACTGCGCCATCTGCGCGAACGGTGCAGTGGTTCCGAGGATGCCGCCAGCCCGTGCAGCACCCTGCTGCTGAAGCAGATTGGAGATGTTGCCACCCATCGCCTGACCCGCCGTACCAACGCCGACAGCGGACTGCTGGCCCAGCGACGTCATGCCCCCGAGGCGGGCGTACTGCTGCTCGATGGCTTGCTGAAGCAGCGCGGGACGGAACTGGGCAAGCCCCGCCTGCAAGTTGCCACCGCGAAGACCACCCGTCGCACCGGCACGCTGCAGCATGGCTCGCTCGCCCTGTTCGATCTGGCTTTGGAAGAACGGGCTGCGCTCGATCTGGCGGATTGCCTGCTGTTGCGCGCCTGCGCCACCGAGGCCCAACAGCGCCCGCTGCGCTTCGAGCGCAGGCGTGCCGACCTCGACATACGGGGCGAGCAGCCTGCGAATCTCGTCGAACTGGCGGCGCTGTTCTTCGATGCCGGCTTGGGCAGATTGCGATTGCGCGTCTGCGGCTTTGCTCGCAGCCCGCGACTGCATCGCGCCACCGATGAGTGACGATCCCGCGATTGCAACGATTGGGTTAGGCATTGCCGAACTCCTTCATGTAGTCGTCCAGCGACTCACCGTACAACCCGAGCACCTTGCTCGACACAGACGTTGCAGCAGCAGGACCGTGGACGAGTTGCACCGTCAGCAGCACGACGTCGTAGTACCCGGCTCGCCAGACAAACGACCTTGCATCAGCAGCACCGGCACGCTCTTGTCGATCACTTGCCTGCCATTTGAGGATCAGAACCGACAAGGCCGAGAGCAGTGCCGCCGCATGTTGCGCGAAGAACGGGTTCTGCGGCATGGCGACCAGGGTGTTCCAGATCGTCGCATCCAGATCGTCGCGCTTGACGGCATCGTTGTCAGCGTAGTCGTCGAACGTCTGGATCGCTTGCCATAGCATGAGCAGCCACTCCTGCGCAGCAGGCGGCAACATCAGCGACGCGAAGTGAGACCGTAGCGAGTCGACCATGACGTCCTCAGAGGCAGCCGGAAGCCACGAACTCGGCGGCGTCATTGTAGCGGTCAAGTGATCTCTCGACCAGACACCCGCAGCGTCAACGCCGATGCGGCGCTGGCGATGGTGCTGATGATGCCGCCGGGTTCGAGTACCTGGCCGACCAGTTCCGGGCAGTTGTAGGTCTCCCCAGGCACCACGGCGCGGTCGTCGATCATCAGGTTCGCGTTCCCCGGCGACCCGCCACTCGTAACGAGGTTGACGCTGAACGTGCGGTTCACGGTGTCCGTGTTCACCACGGTGGCCTTGTCGATGATGGTCTTGGTGCTCGCGGGAGCGGTGTACTGAGTCGTCTGCGTGTTCGCCATCTGGAGAGGCGCGACGAGGACTTTGACGGTGACGGTCATTGAACCCCCTGAATGTTGTTTGAGACGGTGAGGATGATGGACGGAATCGCCGGGTAAAACGCGCTGGCGGGAAAGTAATCCATTTGCACCGTCGTGTCGTTCACGGCAAACATGATTTCCACGTAGTCGCCGGCTTTGAGGTCGAAGAAGTACCCGACCGTCACCAGTTGCTCAGCATCGTTTCCCTGAATCTGGATTTGACTGTTACTGTCAGGCACGTCAACGCCGTTGATGCGAGGCCACACCCAGAAGATACCCGATCCACCGCTTGTCTTGTCGAGTTGAATGCTGAACAGGAAATTGTAGATGCTGTGTTCGTCGACGTAGATGCGCGAGGTGGGTGAGCCAATGTACACACCGTTGCTGACATCGGTCGTATTGAACGTGACAGCTTTCGGCGTGTTGATTGCTGTTGCCGTCTGCGGGGTCGTGTCGTAGAACTGCCCGTAACGAGCCCGCTTGAACTCGCGGGGCGGGGGTGCCGACTGCAGCGCCTCGACCTGTTTGCGCAGATCGTCAATCTGCGTGACGAGTTGCGCGATGCGCGGATCATCGAGCGCATCGACCGGCTGCTCGACTCGCGGAACGCTGAGTTCGATCTCCCGGCGCAGTTTCTCCACCGCATCCAGCGCCTCACCGGCCTTGTTCTCGGCGGTGGCGAGAGTGAGGATGATGTCGGCGAGGGTGGTTGGCTCCAGTTGCTCGACGTCCGTGAACAGACGCTCGAACTGGCGGATCGCCTCGTGGTCCTTGAGGAAGGACGCGAGTTGATCTCGACCGATCCTGAGCCGTCCGGTAGCCATCAGTACGCCAGAGGTTCGACGCGAATCTCAAGGTTCATGGCCGACAAGTGAGAGTCGGAATCACCTTGAAACCGCTGGACGCGCCAGTTGCGCATGAAGCCCTGCTGACGCCAAACCAGGCGCTTCTCACGGTTGCCCGTGCTGCCGATGCGGATGTACTTCGGCTGCGACCACGAGAGACCGTTGAGACTGTACGACGTGCTGATCTGCGGATCGACACCGATGGCAACTCGCCCAGGGAGTGCTGTCAGTTCGAGTTCGTGGAAGATCGCACCGTTCGTCTTGTTGTAGACGATGGGCGTGCCGAACTCCCAGCGCACCTTCTGACCCCAGTGCGTGCTGATGTCGCGGTCAACGTAGCCGACGGCGTTCGACTGCGGATCGCCCGCGAACCACTTGTCGAAGCACCAGACGAAGTTCTTCGCCCGGTACTGAGAGAACCCCACGACGCTGCTGGTGAGGGTGTACCAGACAGACTGCTGAAGTGCTTGGGATGAGGCTGCATCGTAGACCACCGTGCGGTCGGGCAGATGGACGTACAGCAGTTGATGGTTGCGGTCGTTGCGTGCTTCGAGCTTGACCTGTGCGAGTTGCACCTCGGTGTAGTTCAGCAGCAGGTTGTCGATCTCCTGCGTGCTGATCTTTGTGGCGGTGGCGTTGGCCCCGATGTAGATGCTCGGCGCCTCGTTGCGCCCACCGCCAAGGAAGGCAACGGCTTCAAGGAAGACGCAGGACGCATGGGTGCCGATGCACCCCTTCTGGATCTGCGCACCTTCGATAGGGGCGAACGGGAAGAAGCCGCCGCCCACGTTGTCGAACACCTCGATGGTGTTGCGGTTGATCGCGTAGACCTCGTTGCGCAGGCGCAACACTGCGTTGATCGGGTCCGGGTCACGCTCCGATGCGTCGTAGGAGAACGGCAGCGTGGCGAGCGGGTTAAGGATGTCGGTGACGAACAGGAACTGCCCATCCGTCGCCATCCAGTAGCCCTCGATCCAGCAGGCGTCAATGACCCGACCAAGTGCGGTGTTGCGGGTCAGGGTGCCGGTTGTCGCGTTCCAGTACCACAGCGCGTTGTTCGACACGATGCCGAGCAGGTCGAAGCTGTAGTCCATCACGACGAGTTGGTCGTCTGTACCACCGACATCCCCGAGCACCGTGACGACGTTGTTCGAGGAGATGGTGACGAGCTTGCTGCCCATTACCCGGTAGTGGACGCCGTTCCAGTTGATCCCGCCGCGATCAGGACCAGGGCCGGTGACAGACTGGACAAGGCCATCCCCGGGCCGCAGGAACAGGTTCCCGGCACCGCTGTTGATCGGCGTCGGCACCATGTTGACCGGGTACGACACCCGGAGGTCGGGGCCGTTGTCGGTGTAGATGCCAGAGACGATGGGGATGGTTGTCACGTCAGCAGTTCCAGGCTTTCAGCGACTTGTTGATGCGCGAGTTGGGGTCTTTGGCAGTCTTGGCGCTGGTGTTCTTCGCCTTCATGCCCTCCATTCTCGCGCAGAAGCTCTTGCGTCGTGCCGCGTCCTTCTCCGTCTTCGGATTGGGTGCCGGGGGCTTGAGGTTCATGCCTTCCGCCTTGGCCGATGCGCGACCCTTGGCGTTGAGGCCACCCTTGGGGTTCTGGCCCTCTTTGCGCTGCCAAGCGGGGGTTTTGGGCATGATTAGGTCGTGACGAACTGCAGTTGCGAATTGGGTACGCGGACGGGCCAGTAGACGAGTCTGCGCAGATGGCAGGATGCGTAAGTCCCGGCACCATCGGAACCCAGATACAAGGTGTTCACAGTCGGCAGACTTCCTAGACTATCGGTGCTAGGAGTAGCGCCATTTTGACTGATTGCGAAGTTATTGACCGCGTATGCTCCAGCCACTTTGACAACTTGGTCGAGGGTAAAAGACTGCGACAAACTGATGTTGCACTGATCTGACCCACCATCAATCACACGCAGCGAAGTACCGGCTCGACTGGCTGCGCTGCCAAAAATGATGCGCTCGTTGGATGCCCCATCTCCAAAAGTCACTTGAGACTGCGCGGTAGATGCCGTCGGAATTGAGAATTCCAGGGATGCCGTACCCTCGCTCGCATTGAACCACGACGAGAAATTCGTCCCCGTCATTACCGCTGTGTCTGCCTCTCGCGTTGCCGTGGCGCTGGTCGTCGGGATGTAGCTGGTGGCAAACGCACCGGCTTCGAGTTGTGCGCCCCAGAGCAGGATGCCGCTGGTGCCGTCGCCGGTGTAAGACGTGTCAGTGGCGATGCCAGCATTATTGATCTGGAAAAAGACCTGTGTTGATCGTGTTGTAGGCGCAGTACCTGTAACGCTGCACCGATACCAACCATCCCCCACCGAGATAATTGCTGCCGAACCCTGCGCAGTAGCCGCTACTGTTCCAGTCGATAGGTTAAAAGTAGACTGCGCTGCATGCATTACACCAGCATTCATGTATAGAAAAGTTCTACCGGATGCTTTGACAAACACAGTAGTTGTATAGACTACACCTGCCGAAACACTGGCCGTGCCATTCAACCTATGGATACTTGTAGTTGAATCTTCAACAAGTTTGTCAGCGGTTGTCGCACCATCTGGCGCAACTGCGGTGTTTGTAGTAACAGACGCATTCATCTTCGCCCACGCCGCATCCCCGAAGTTCTCACTCCAAGTCAGCAGATTCGCCCGAGACTCCTCGATCAGCAGCCCGCGTGCGGCCAGCGTCACGGGGTCGTAGTCGAAGCGGGGCACATCGTTGGCCGCCGTCTGCAGCAGCCCGTTGGAGCCGAAGAACGTGCCGCTGCTCGCCCGCGTGAAGGTGATGCGGGGGTCGAGCGTTCCGGACAGGAAGTCCAGATCGAGCGCAGACTGAGGGACCGCGAGTCCGGGAAACCGCGATCTGTTACGGCTGCGGGTCAGCGGCAACATGGATCACAGACCCCGACCAGCGATGATGTGGAGCGAACCGGTGCCGCTGGCCGTGACATAGGCTACCGTGGTCTCATCACGCGCCTTGGACAGCGTGATCTGCGTGCCAGGCAGCACCGGGTAGTCGGCGGTCGTAGCCGTCTGAGCACCCGAGCCGACGCGCACGTAGGACGTGATGGTCGCGGACAGGTTGGTCACGACGATGCTCAACGAGCCGTTGCCCAGGCTCGAAGACGCCGACGAGGCGGTCGGAGCCACGGTCACGCCGCTGCCGTAGTTCGGCTGGAAGGAGTCGGTGGTGGTGGTCATGAGTGTTCTCCGATCAACCGATGCGATACCACGAGTTCGTCGCGGCGACGTAGCGCATACGGAACAGATCCTGCGCGTTGAACGTGCCGGGGTTGGTGAAACCGTAGAGTTGAGCCGCGCCGTTCGGACTGATCGTCAGCGACGTGATCGTTTGGGTCGTGGTGACGAGCACCTCGGTGCCGTCAGGCGTCGAAGTGTTGAGCGGCAGGGTGATTGTACCCGCCGCCAGCGTTCCAGCGGGTTGCAACAACATCCACTGTTGCTGTGCGATGGGGGTCGGCACAGTCAGGTTGAACCCCGTTGTGGGAGTGTAGATGTTCGTTGCCATCGTTGGCGACGCAAATTGCTGCTGGAAGAATGCCAGCAGCGCGCTGATCGGCATGCGCCGCGCATCACCATTCTGGGGGCTGTAGACGGGCAGTTGGTCGCCAGCCGAAGCCTGCGCCACGAGAGGCAGTTGGTTAATTTGCGGCATATTGATTCCTACTCGCCGTTTTGCTGGTGAGTTTTGGGGAAGACGCGCTTTTCTTCGAGGGGCTTGACGGGTACCAGTGGTTCTTCTACAACAACTTCAAGCCGTCGTAAAGCAACAACCAAATGTTCAACTTCACGCATTGAACGAGTCAGTAAATAATCGTGAACTTGTTGAAGCAATTGGGCAGAAATGCGATAGTTCATCAGCTATCCGTAACAATGGTTTTCACAGTACCGTCTCCAAAGATGATTTTTAAATCACCATCTAAAACGTCAACATAGATTTTGGCTACACCAGATGTAGCACTAGGCGCAGTCACACCATCACGAATACCAATGTCGCCGTTGGGAGATATCTGAAACTGCGTGGTTCCACCGCTACCACCAGTGCGAAAAAGAAACGATCCGGCACCTTTGGTCGCTATAACCGCGCCAATGTTGGCATCTGAACCAACTGCCTCCAAAACGACAGACGACCCAATAGCGCCGCCGCGCGCATTGAAGTAGTTAACAGCGGATGCGGTACGTCCAACTTGGAACTGCACAGCGCCGCCATTGTCGCTGTAAAAAAAGTGCTCTCCTGATCCCTTGCTGCGGTAGCCGACGCTGATGTTTGTGTCGGAACCTTGGGCAAAAAGCCCTGGTAAACCGCTTGTAGCGGCACCAGAGAGGCGGAGATAGTTGACGGACGAGGTGGTGCGACCCATTGCGAACTGCACCCCCGCCGCGCCGACGAATTGCAACTCTTGGTTGCCGCTGTTGTAGGCGATGTAGTCGTCAAAACCACCCGTCGCACGCCAGCCTGCTTCCAAGTTGCCGCTTGCGTTGTCGTTGGCGTTGAAGTAGACGCGGTGGCCCGCACGCAGCGCAATTGCGGCTTGATTCGCGCCAAAATCAATGCTGCTCGGGGTGAAGTCTAGACCGGAGATCCACTTCCCGGTCGCGCTGACCACGGCGTCGCAAGTGGCCGGACCTTGCGATTGGGCGCGGTAGCCCATCCAAACAACCGACTTTGCACCGGTCGTATTGGTACGAATAAAATTGTTGACAATGCCAACGCATGCAACGTCATACCCCGCATCGCTTGCAATCGTTTCGTAGCAGTTCAGATACACACCGTCCTGCCCTGCTGTCAAATCACCGTTGAACAGCGCCACCGCAGGATTCGCCAAAAAATGCGTTGAGCCTGCTCGTGTTCCAGTGACAAACGCTGATGCGTTGAATGCTGCTAGATCTCCTTGCCCAGCTTGGAAAATATTTACGCGATGGGCAACAGCGCCAGTGCGACCGTTGTTTGTCGCGGTATCATGGTTGTAACCCGAAGCATTGTAGACGTAAGTGTAGTAAGGATACGCCTCAGGAGTATAAAGATAACCGCTTGTTGGTTGTCCAAGCGTAGCAGCACCAGTAATACGGTGCTCAACAGCAAATTGCAGCTTGCTAATGTCACCATTGAACGCAGTTTCTACTGAATTATGATTTCCTAGCGAAGCGGGTGCAGCAGAAATAGCTGCAAAAAATTTACCACGCCTATTGTTATTGGAATCAACAATTTGCCCATCACCGTAGAATGGACCGCGAAGCGATGTTGACGCTATATTGACTCCGCGATAAGTTCCTGCCGGAACGAATACAGCATTATCAGCGGAGTCCGCTGCTTGAATAGCAGCAGTATCGTCAGCAATACCGTTACCAACAGCACCAAAATCCTTGACCGATACGAAGTCCTGCAGCTTGTCCTGCACGGTTCTCGTGACAACGTTTGAACCCGCCTGCGTGAAATTGACGTTATCTGAACCGTCTGCCGCCTTGAGTTGCGGGTACTGGTTGATTGCAGGCATCAGTTGAACTCCAGCGGTCCCTCGGAACCAGTCAGCACCGGGTCGACCGGAGGACGGACAAAGGGATCGTCGTAGACGCGCCACGGCTTGTTGCCAGCACCAGAAGGCAGCGTTCCCGGGAACTGCTGCTCGTAAGGCATCGTAGCGCGTGACAGAAGGGTGTTGTAGGCGTTCTTTGCCGCGACAAGGGTCAGCGGTGACACCTGCTTCCCATAGCTGGGCGCAAGGCGAATCGCCAAGTTCGTGATGATCGCCTCGTTGGCGCTGTCGGGCACATCGGACTCAGCGTCAAGGTCGCTGTCCTGCGGCGAGCCGGGAAGCGGATAGGCCAGGCGGATGCCCTTGCCGTTCCAGTCGGCCATCATCGAGTCGAGGCGGCGCAGCGCCGATTCCAAGTCTTCGGGTTGAAGATCGAAGACGTAGGACGCCAATCCGATCTCGGTAAAGGCTGCGGTCAGGAATTGGCGCTTGCTGTAGCCCACGATCAGGCCCCTTTCATCGCCTCTGCAATGCGTTCGAGCAGCCGCTTGTCGGTCGTGCGCCCGTCGAACTTGATACCCAGAAGTGTAGCCTGTTCTTCGATCTCTGCGCGAGTCGGCGGGGCGTCATCTGCTGGCGCCTGCGCGACAGGTTCGACCACAGGAACCACTTCAGCAGGCTTCGCTGGCTTCGGCAGACGTTCCCAAGGCTTGTTCTTGAGCACCCGGGCGAGTTGGCGCTTGTTCACCCCATGAGTAAACGCTTCTTTCCCAGCCGCCACGATGGCGTCGTCAGCGGTGGCATGCCAGCCGTCCGCCAGCGCGGCCTCGTGCTCTGCCGCATCGGCCACGCTGCGGTACTGATACGAGCCGCCCAGCAGACCGCCGAACGGGCCGGGGGACTTGTAGACGAAGGTGGGGTAGTTCATCGCTTCCTCGGCGCTTTGCTCGGCATCCCGGCCTTGGTGGCAGCGGTGCGGGCGGTGTTCAGCGCGATGGCGACAGCCTGCTTCTGCGGCTTGCCACGCTTCACCTCTTTCGAGATGTTCTCGCTGATCGACTTCTGGGAGTAGCCCTTCTTCAACGGCATAGTGCGCTCCTCATGTGAAAACGCGGGTGGCAGCTTGTAACCACCACCCGCGTTTCAGACTGCCGGTGGCGTTAGCCGCCGATGCGGTAGATCGTGTAGGTCGCCGCAGCGGTCTTGCGCACGCGGAACCGGCCCGACGAGCTCAGCGCGACGACCATGTTGCCGACCAGCGTGCAGCCGGCGACACCACCACCGACCGAGATCGTGAAGGCGTTGCTCGCACCCGTGTTGACCACCGAGAAGTCGAAGCTCTCGTTCACGGCCAGGGTGGTAGCAGCGTCGAGCACGGTGCCGGTCGGCGGAGTGGCGGTCACGGCAGCAGTGGTCACGGACGTCACCAGACCGCCGAGCATCGCCGCAGCGGTCATGTTGCCGGTGGCATCCAGCGCGACCGGAGCACCCTGCGGTTGCCAGTTGCCGTTGTCACCGACGACAGGATCGGTGCCAACGTCGTACAGCACCGGGAACGCGCCTGCGCGAATCTCGATGGTAGCGCCGTTGGTGAAGGCGGACGAGGTGTAGGTGCCGTTGATCAGGGCACTCAGCAGGTCCAACTGCGACGGGTAGTTGGGGTAGCCGACTTGCTGCAGGATCTCGGCGTCGCCTTGGGTCTGGACGACGATCTTCTGGCCAGCGGTCAGCGTGACGACAGCGGTGCCTTGCGCCGCGATGGTCTGGTAGGTCATGTGTGAACTCCTTGAGATGCGGTTGCGATGCGGGCCGGGGTCACCGGCCCGCTACGTCATCAGGGTTGAGCCGTGGACTGACCGAACAGCAGGATGCCCGACATCTCGGGCTGCTTGTTCACCACGCCGAACAGGCAGTCGAGGCGGTACTTGGTCTTCATCGTGTTGATGTCGTACTGCTTCTCGGCGTCCGTACCACCCTGGGCCGAGATCATCGGCGGGGTGATCACCACGGTGTTGCCGTCACCAACGCTGACGACGCGGAAGGTCTTCAGCACGCCGGTC